AATAATGTAGATTGTGCATTTACATCGCCACCATATTTTTCTACTGAAAGATATAACGAAGGTGGAGAACATGCAGAAGATCAATCTTGGGCAAAGTTTAATGAGTACGATGCTTGGAGAGATGATTTTTATCTTCCAGTTTCAGTAAATACTTTTAATTCTTTGCGTGAAGGTGGACATATGTTGATAAATATTATGGATCCAAAGATTAAAGGTAAAAGGTATCGTTCTGGTGATGAACTTGTGGATGAACTGAAAGATTCATTTTTGGGACAGATTGGTATGCGAATCATGCAACGTCCACAGGGGAAAGCTGTCTTTTCAGACGAAGATGGTAATTTTGACAAAGAAAAAATGAATAATTTTATGAATAAAATGTACATGGAAAATGTATGGACTTTTCGTAAAGGAAACAGTAACTTAGACCTGTTTCGACACAAAAGAGTAGTAAGTTTAGAAAGTTTTTTTTAATATATGCTTGACAGAATCGCAATAATATGGTTCAATATACTTGTGATTCGGGAGTTTATATTATGAAAAATGTGACTATGTTTACTAAAGAGTCGAAAACACTCCTCGCCAAACTTATGTCAGAAGAAGATATTACGGTTGAACATCGTAGTGTAGAGACTGCATCTTTCGATGTTCTCAATCGTATCTTGACACTACCTGTTTGGTCAGAGATGAGTGAAGAGCTTTATGACCTACTGGTAGGTCACGAAGTTGCCCATGCATTGTTTACACCAGCTGGTAGTGAAGCGCTTACTGAAGCGTCTGCTCGTTCGAGTCATGGGTTTATCAATGTTATTGAAGATGCACGTATCGAAAAACTCCAGAAACAAAAGTTTGCTGGATTACGTACTGCATTTATCAAAGGATATCAAGAACTTTGGGAACGTGATTTCTTTGGTGTGAAAAATACGCCAATCTCTAAAATCAACTTTATCGACCGTATCAACATTTGGTTTAAGGCATCTGCTGCACAAATGTTGGTCGAGAAAGATTGGTTCTCTGAAGATGAGCTCCCTTGGATTCGGAAGATTGAAAATCTAAATACTTTTGAAGAAGTTGCAGATCTCGCAGAAGAACTCTACACCTTCTTGAAAGAAAAACAAGAAGATACTGAGGTATCCGAACAACCAAACTTTTCTTTCTCAATCGATACTACCGAAGATATGAAAAATGAAAATGATGACTCCATACAAACTCAGTCAGACGACGATACAGTATCTGATGAGTCTACCGAAAAAGAAAATAGTGATGACTCAGGATCAGAAACTGACACTGAAGCAAAAGAAGATGATGGAGAGGAAACGAATTCGGTAAGTGGTGCAAGTCAAGAATCCACAGAAGAAAAAGAAGAACAGTCAACTCCTGATGCTCAACAATCTGCGTCAATTGATGTTAAGATTGAGATAAACCAACTCGAATCCAAAACCGACCAAGCGTTTGGTGAGGCTATGAAACAGTTGGTGGTCAATGATGGTCGCGATCGGTTTGAGTATGTAAACATCACTGAAATTAACAATCTCAAAGATTGGATCATTGATTGGAAAACTGTTATTCCACAAATCAAAAACCAGTTGGGTAATTCACTTGAAGTTAAAGTTGATGAAACTCAATATAAAGATTTTCTCAAAGAGAACCAAAAAACTATCTCATATTTGGTAAAAGAATTTGAGATGAAAAAGGCTGCTCGTGCCGCCGCGAATGCGACATCACATAAAAGTGGTAACATCAATAGTGGTAAACTTTGGAGTTATCAACTGAATGATGATATCTTCCAACGTAAAGTCATGATCCCTGATGGTAAAAATCATGGTATGGTTATGCTTCTTGATTGGTCGGGTTCGATGCATCGTTCTTTGTATGCAACTATGAAACAGACTCTGACACTTGCAACATTTTGTCGCCGTGTCGGTATTCCGTTTGAAGTGTTTACATTCTCTAGCAATGTGCAACACAAAACTGTTGAAGATAAAGAAAAGTTTACTCGCTCAGTTGAAATTAATTCTTTTCTTCCAGATGAGTCTACTTCTCTGCGTAACATTCTTTCAAGTGGTATGAACAATCGAGTCTTTCAAGAGGCTGCTGCATTACTACTAAATTTGACATATTCAATCGATAACAAATATGGTTGGTTGCGTTTGAATGAGGATGATCTATCCACTACTCCATTGAATGACTCTTTGATGATTTTGCACCAGTACATTCCGTACTTCCGTAAAATGCACAATATTGAAAAAGTCAATATGGTAGTACTTACTGATGGTGGTGATAATGGTACATCGTACACATTGCAACACAGTTCGCAACATCAAACAATATACAAAAGTGGTAACATTTCTAACAATGTTCGGTTTGGACGCCGTAAACAAATTTTCCGCGATAAAATCCATAACAAAATCTTTGTACACGATGAAGGTTATCTGACAGCTGCGATTGTTGAACATATGCGAAATTGTCATAATATGAATGCAATTGGATTCATGCTTTGCACCAATAAACGAGAACTTGATTATGCATATCAAGGTTATGTACTCGACAGTAATGATTGGTGGGGCCAAAAAGAAGAAATGAAAGTACTGCGTAAATCAATGCGCCAAGATGGTTTTGTTTCCACAAAATCTCAAGGTTACAATGATTACTTTGTAATCAAAGTGCAGAACCCTAAAGATGAAAATCTTGAAGTCAATTCATCAATGACCAAAAGTCAGATTGCAAAATCTTTTGGTGCTCACAATAAATCCAAGAAAACAAATCGCCAACTTTTGAACAAATTTGTCGATTTAGTGAAATAAAATCGCAGAAACGCTTGACAATGCCAGGCATTTGTGGTTAAATATACTAGTGATATGAAATGATTCGTTATGAATGGAGTGAAAATATGAACTTAGAAACTCGCAAAACCTTTGTCGAGGTTGCCAATCGTGAGTATGGTACTGATATTCTGTCACGTACCCAAATCAATAATCTTGCCAAGGTGCATAAACTTCCAGACCCAGCTTGGTTGAAGTCTGACGAGTATCGTGTTGCTCGTGGTAAGTACAAACTTCCAACTCTGAATGATGCTGGTGTAGTTGCTGCCCCTACGGTAGTCCCTATGCAGTCTGCACCATCTACTATGAAACAAGCAATGAGTGTTGACCTGTCTCATACTGAGTCTCTTATTCCAGAAAAAGACCCCAACTTTGTCAAGTTTGGTTTCTTTGATGATCTCAAAACGATTATCAAATCTAAAATCTTTTATCCAGTTTTCATTACTGGTATGTCTGGTAATGGTAAAACATTCGGTACGCAACAGGCATGTGCTCAGTTGAAACGCGAATGTATTATTGTCCCGATCACTGTTGAAACTGATGAGTCAGACCTTCTTGGTGACAAAACTTTGATTGATGGTAATGTGACCTTTGTGCCTGGCCCTGTAGTACGTGCCATGGAATCTGGTGCAGTACTTGTACTTGATGAAGTCGACCTTGCATCGAACAAAATTATGTGTCTGCAATCGATTATCGATGGTAAAGGTGTTTATCTCAAGAAAGACAATCGGTTTGTGAAACCAGCGCCTGGATTTACAGTTGTCGCAACTGCAAACACTAAAGGTAAAGGTTCTGATGATGGACGTTTCATTGGTACTAACGTAATGAATGAGGCGTTTCTGGAACGTTTCAAAATTACTTTCGAACAGGAATATCCATCACAATCTGTTGAGAAGAAAATTCTCACAAAAGTACTTGCATCGTTTGGACTTGAGGATGATGCGTTTGTTGAGAACCTTACGGTTTGGGCACAAACCATCCGTAAAACATTCGCCGATGGTGGCATTGATGAGATTATCTCAACTCGCCGTTTGGTACACATTGTTGAAACATTTTCAATTTTCAAAGACCGCGTAAAGTCTATTGAGTTGTGTACTAATCGTTTCGATGATGATACAAAAACTTCGTTTGTCGATCTTTATCAGAAAATTTCTGATGATGGTGTTGACACTACAAATGAAGAAGTTGATGCTGACAAAGCTCACGAAGATGATGTTCCATTTTAATAAAGGAGAAATAGTGGTAAAATACAAATTCAATGAGGATGCACTGCTCGAGGAAATCGGGCAGTATATTGATAAAACATATGAGCAACACTACTCAAACTCTAAACTGCAATCGACCGAAGTCATTATGGATAATGGCCATGGTGCCGGTTTCTGTTTGGGTAATGTTGTAAAATATGCACAGAGGTATGGCAAAAAAGGTGAGTCAGAAGAAGATTTCAGAAAAGACTTGTTAAAAATCATTCATTATGGTATACTCGCTTTACACAATCATGATTTAACTTATGGAGATTTTGAATATGAAGATTAGTGAACAGACGCAACTTGTATTGCGTAATTTTTCAAACATCAATCAGTCTATACTGATTAATCCTGGCAGTAGACTATCTACTATGTCGGTAATGAGAAACATTCTAGCATCAGCAGATATTGATGAGGAGTTTCCTGTACAGTTTGGTATTTATGACTTGCCTCGATTCCTTGGTAATTTATCCATCTATCCAGAATTGGAATTCCATGAAAAGTATGTACTGATGTCAAATGGTAGTAAGACTTATAAGTTTATGGCTGCTGACCCATCTATCATTGTACATCCAACTACTACTTTCAAAATGGATGATTCAGAAAACAATCCAGATGATGCAAAAGAGATTACTGATTATGATGTTAATGTAACTTTAACTGATGCAACTCTTTCGACAATCAGTAAGGTTGCACAAATCAACTCTCTGCCTGACTATGCTCTTATGACAGAGGATGGTGTAATCAACTTTGTTGCTCTGGATAAAAAATCCGACACAACTGACATTGCAAAAGAACCAGTTGGTGAAAGTAATGCAAACTTTCAGTTGTATTTCCGCGCCGAGAATATGAAACTAATCGAAGGTGATTATAATGTTTCTGTTTCGAGGAATAAGATTTCAACTTTCCGTCACCAAACCAAGGCGATTCAATATTGGGTTACTCTCGAACAAGATTCTAATTATCAAGATTGAGGGGTAGGGTATGAGTGAACAGTTTTTGTGGGTCGAGAAATATCGACCCAAAACTATAGATGAATGTATCTTACCTAGTGAACTTAAATCTACATTCAAAGAGTTTGTAGAAAATAAAGAGTTGCCTAATCTACTCTTATCTGGTTCTGCTGGTGTCGGTAAAACTACTGTTGCAAAGGCTCTTTGTCATGAAATGGGATTAGACCATATTATGATAAACGGTTCTGAAGATGGTAATATCGATACTCT